CAGACGGGTCACGGCTGTTGCCGGCCTTGCCCAAACTCGGGTCGCACGCACCATAAAAAATCCAATCCGAATCACGATTGACCCAAAAATTCAGGCTGTTCGCAAACGGCGCGGCCTCACCAGCAACCGGATCATTCTGATATTCCGAATCGAACGTCGCATGGCCGTCACGCGCACGGATTTTCATCAATGCCAATACGCCACGCGCCGCCCAAGAAGTGACCGCGCCGCGCTCCATCTCGTCCTTGTTGGCAAGATAAAACGCCTCGGCCACCGTCTCGCCGTCGTTTCGGAAAAGTTCTTCCCATCTGTCCCACAAGTCCATGCGGTCGGGCCAGCGTTTCATCGCCTTAAACTTAATACCGTGCCAAAATGGGTTATTCAAAGTGCGGTTCAGTACGCTGTCGTAATGCAAAATCGTGCCGATATAAATCACATCGTATTTCTGACCGACCCCGCCCAAAGGCAATACCGTTTTAGTCAGCCACGCATTGAGCTTGTCTCGCTGTTCCGGGTTGCGGACTTGCTCGTCATTCTCAATATCGTCCAAAACAGTTAAGTCAGGACGGTAAGGGCCGTGACGCAAACCGCGCAGCTTTTTACCGCTACCGGCCACTTGCACCTTAACGTCATTGGCCGTCACAATCGTACCGGCCTTCCATACACGGCCTTGTCCGCATACTTCTGGGAAGTCGGTTTTCAGGCGCGGATTAAACTCAAGTTCTGCCTTAATGGCCTCCAGCATTGGATACGCCTGGTCGATACTGTCCATCACGATGACCGCATAATGTTTTTGGCCGGTCACAATACACCACAGCGTAAACAACTGAGTAACCTGCGTCGATTTACCCTCGCCACGCGGCGCACCCACCGCCTCATTTTCCCCTTTAGGGGAGCGGATAATCTCCGGCAGACGGCTGAATAAAAACTCATGCAGTTCGGATTTTTCAGGGGAGCGGATATAATGCGGAAAGTAGGTGTTGACGAAATACTCGTAACCGCCTACCGGGTCAAATACCTTGGCACGGCGTGCAGTAATAGCCTTTGGCGACGCATTAAAGCCGTCCACTTCCGCTTCGATGACTTGGCGCAGGGTGGCGGCCAGTTCGGCAAGGGATTTGAGGAATTCTTTATTTTTCATATGGAGCGCTCAAAATGGATTGGTTAGACAGAAACCTGCAACGCGAAATATTAAAAGAGCTTAATAACATTTATCCTGATAGCAAGACATATGAATATTGGATAGATGCCGCTATTGCTCAAGTTGTAGGAGTCATAGAAACAGTAGGAGAGGCAGAACTATATATTGCAAAGCGATCAGCAAATCTGCGATATTTGGCAGAACATGGTTTGGTTGTTTGCAACGATAAGAATTTAAGCGCTACCGTTAAAATCACGGCCAAAGGCATAGATTTCCTTACCGATGATGGCGGCCTATCCGCCATTCTTGGTGTTGTCACGGTCAGGTTGCACAGCGACACCATTCAAGCCTTACTGGATGCCAAAATCAACGAAGCAAACATCCCTCCGGAAGAAAAAAGCAGACTAAAGGGCATCTTAAGCAAAATGGGAGATGTCGCATTGGCGAAATTTACCGAGAAAGCCATCGACGCTGTTACATCTCCTCAAATTATCAATCTGCTGCAAAGTTTATAAAGAAATACAAAAGGTCGGGTTTGATAAGCCGACCTTTTTTCAGACGGCCTTGTAATAGTGAACGACAGGTTTTTTTAGCGGTTTGGGATAAACCTTGAAACAAAAAGGAAGTGGCTCTCCCGTTTTCATTTCATGCATGGCGGACATAAAGTAAAAAAACTGGTCGGCCAGCCAAAACAACGGCTCCAGCTTATAGCGCGGTGCGACTGCAGGAGTTCCACTTTCCCAATCGGCAATCCAAATCGGGCAGAATAAAAACCAGCCCTTATGCGTATATTCGACTTTCAACTTATCCAAACTTCTTCTCCACTTCCGCCCCAAACGGCTCCAATACCTCCACAAAGGCAGGCAAATGTTTGGGGTGTTTTTCTTGCACAAACGCCATCAAGAACTCAATCAATTCCAAAGCCGTCGCCAGTTTTGACGTTTCCGGCATCACACGCGCATTGGCGGATACGGTTTTCGTAAACGCATCGGCAAGGCTGGCCAACAGCTTGGCACGGTCGGACGGCGGCAAATCTTCGGTGCTCGAATCCTGCAGCATCGTCATCGTGCTGTTGTACTGCACCATAAAACCGGCCAACATCGCACGGCTCAAGTCCTCAATACCGCCGCCGGCCAAAGTGTAGGCGGCGCGCATCTTATCCCAGTCGTCGCCTTTTTCCTTATCCGCACGTTTCCACGCACGCGCAGTGGCCTGCGGGATTTCGCACATCAAGGCCGCCGTTTCCAAAGTTTGCTCGCCGCTCACATAGAGCCGGCGTAACTTTTCACGGATTTCTTGCGGGTGAGCCATAATTACAGTCCCATTTTCGCTTTAAGCAATTCCCAGCCGATCGTAATCACGCCGCCGCCCAGTGCGCCGAATGTAATGGCCGTGCGTTTCGTGTCTTGGCGGATTTGCGCAATTTCCGCCTGCATCTCCTTCTGATTTTTCAGAGTTTGATCAGTCTTGTTTTCAATACGCGCCAAGGCTTCCAAAATCGGGTCGCTCATGATTTGTCCGCTTTCCTGTCCAGTTTTTCGTTTACTTTTTCCAACTTGTTTTCGATGCGTCCCAACGAAGCCGCAATATTGTCGCGGTCTGCCTTGGCATCTTGCTTGGTGTGATAAGAGAGCTTGACCGCGTGCAGCTCCTCTTTAAGGTCGTCGATACGCTTGTCAGCCTCTTTCAGACGGCCTGAAATACCGTTGACCCAAAACCAAAACGCCGCCGTTGCAATCGGCCACAGGGTTTTAAACCCAAATTCAAAGTCCATTTAAAACCCCTTTAAACCGGCACGTCGCCGAATACGATACGGACGGAGTAGCCGTCAGGGCGATTACTGAAAATTTCGAGTCCATCTCCATCGTTACAAACGCAGTAATACGCCGAAATCGTCTGCCAAACTGCACGCTTAAAAGTGTCGTAGTTTGTATTTGGATATTCAAGGTTAAAGGTCGTCTGAAAATCCTTATTCATCCGTACCGTATATTCAAACCCTGCCTTATCCAGCAGATTAGAAACATGAATGACAAACGGCTCTTGTTCGCGGGAGCGGCTTAAGCCCAATTCCAAATCGGCATGGCGCACAGCCAACTGACGTTCAACTAATTCACGGTAGGTCATTCTTTGATACCCATTAAATATTTTATCCGTCTGTACAACTTCTTAACCCACGAAATATTTACAAATGTATAAATCTTTGTTACAACTTCGCCGTCATACTGCGCATTTTCCCGTGCAGCCCGAAATTTTGCCCGAGCTTCTTCAGGGCTGTCCGCCCAAATGCTCAATGACCAGGACTTACCGTCAAAGCGGTAAGAAAACGTGTACTCATTCATAGGAGAAACCTTATGTATTTTGAAATCTATAAAGACGCAAAAGGCGAATACCGTTGGCATTTGAAAGCAGCCAACCATGAAATCATCGCTCAGGGCCAAGGCTACACCAGCAAGCAAAACTGCCAGCACGCAGTCGATTTGGTGAAAAGCACTACCGCCGAAACCCCTGTAAAAGAGGTATAAAATCCGCTTTTACCCTAAGCCCGCGCCCTACGCGGGCTTTTTTGTCAGTCGCCGACTTTGCGGGAGCGATTGCCCGCCCAGTCTCGCCACGCTGCGTTTTGGTTTTCCAGCTCCGAAACATAGCCGCCAAACTCAGCGGCGTGTTCGAGCAGCGTTGCTGTCTTGCCGTCTTTAGGCGGACTCGGGCGTACCGGAGCGACCATCAACGCAGCAGGTGGCGTCGGCATGACCGCCTTTTCGACAACCTTAATTTCCGTAGCCGAGGGCGCGGTTGTAGAGCTGCAGGCCGTGATGGCCAAAGCCGTCAATACAACCGCCACTTGCATTTTTACGGTCTTGAGTAAGGACATTTTCGATTTCCTTTTTATTTTCCGTTTTCAGACGGCTGACTTCCGCCTGTTTTTTCGCCAAAGCCATGCCGACGGCGTGCGCCTTGACTTCATATTTTTTAGCTTCCGCACGCGACTGTTCCAATTCGCGCGCATAGTTTTGAGCCGACAACAGCAGGGCTTGCGCCTTGTCGCGCTCCATTTTCTCAATGACCGCCTGCTGCTTCGCGAACGCCGACTTATAGCCTTGATGGTGCGACACAGCCAAGCCCGTGCCGACAAGCGCGATGATGGCAATCGGTTGCCAGTTATTCGCCAGCAGTTTCACGAGATTCATTCTCGACCTCCTGACGTTTCACGCTGACAAACGAGCGCGCCACCGCATAGCCGCCGACAATGCCCAAATACACCGCCCAGATCTCCGCCGACGGGTCGGGCAACATCACAAACTTAAACGTCCCCGCAGCGCAGGCAACGTTTGCCCACAGTTTCGAGTGCGACACATTGCCTGTCGCGGGGTTTTTAAAAATATCCAAAATACGCATTGCTATTCCACACTTTTGGTTTGCAGGTGCCGTTTCAGCATTTACCGATAATTGGCCAGTTCTCCCTCCGTAAAATCAAACGCAGGCAAGTCCGCCTGTTCGCTTGCCTCACGGCTTTTGCTCGACCACAGCTCAATCATCTTTTCGTAAAACTCAACCTGTCCCATGATTAACGACAATTCTTGCGTTTACGCGCCGCGCGTTTCGCAGCCGCCACACCCGACTTACCCAGGCGCATAGACGGATGTTGTTTCAAATAGCCTACCCGAACAGGGCTTGGCGTGATTTTGATTTCAGATAACGGTGGTACGCCAAAACCGTTTTTCAACTTTGCCCAACAGGCAATAGATAAAGCAATCAAAGACTTTTTCATACCTTAGCCGCTCCCAATTCCATCGCAATCGCGTCCGCAATCGCGCGGCAGATGCCCCATTTTGTAGCCTTAAACAAGGCTAAATCAGCATCGTTGCTGATAAAAAACGGCTCAAACACAATGCCGCCGGCTTGTGCATAAGCCAGGCGCGAATGCTGGCCCCCATTGTCGGGTTTAAAGCCGACTTCGCCGCGCAGTTTCCAGCCGGTAGCCTTCGCAACAGCCTTGCTCAGCACCTGACACCAGCGTTTGTTTTTGACGGTACTCAACGCCTCAATGCCCGTAGCTGCTTTGCTGACGGCCGCATTGGTATGGAACTCAATCGCCACATCCGAGCCGCGAATCAGTTTTACAGCCTCGCGCAGCGGCATATTGCCTTTGCCCGTGCCGTCGGTTTTAACGGTCAAGCCGTAGTCATCGCGCAAAATAGATGCCACGATGTTGCGCATATCCTGCGCCAAGTCCGCCTCACGGTCGGAGCCGTTGACCGCGCCTGGGTCGGTGTTACTGTGTCCGGCAGTCAGACAAATAATTTTGCTCATTAAAGCCTCCCTCAAAATCAGATTAAAATGCACTTTCAGAGGCTTACATTTTCAAACGGCATGGCTTTTGCAGCGGTCGAAACAGTGTCAGTAGGCAACAAAAAGGCCGCCTGAAATTTCAGACGGCCTTGGCATGATTCAACCTTATTTGATTTTCATCGGACAAGTAAATGTGTCAAATGGTTCATCTCCGGTCAACACGGCTAAACAATCATTTATAGGCAGATTAATACCTTTACGGGCATAGACAGTTGCCTCAGCTTCAGGAGGATGTTTAATTTGCTCTTTACAAGCGGCCATAGCGTTGTCGTAGTTTTGTTTATAATTGGCAACCATAGCATTTTGGTTTTGTCTGGCGGTAAAGTAGTCATATGCAGCATTGGCGGCATTGGTACACTGATACAATCCAGCCTTATCTTCCAAAAATGGCCCGCCGAAAGTTTCATCGGCTGATTTGGCGACAGCAATAAAAGCCTCGTTAAATGTCTTGACCTCCGCCAAATTGCTACCGTTTAACACCATGCCGCGGCTCTCCTTTTCAGCTTGAGTAAGCAATGCCACCAATTTTTCCGCATGGCTTTTCAGTTCGCCGTGCCGGCGGATTTTGTCTAAATTATTCTCCCCTATAAAGTATTCTTCGTTTTTCAGGCGCTCCACGATTTTCACTTTCGGGTCAGGCTGAGTTTCTTGCTGTGCTGGGGCTGTCGGTTTGACTTCCTCTGATACTTGCCCACACGCTGCCAAACCCAACGCCAGCAGCACAAAATAAAACGTTTTCATATTTTTCTCCAAAATAAAATGCCATACATCTGCATGGCATTCCATTCTAAAACAAATTTTCCTGCTCCGCTTCCTTATCCGCCTGTTTCAGGATCCGCCACACATGGCGGTCGCTTAGGCGGTGTGCCAAGGCCAAATCGTTAACGGCCTCATATGCGGGGGTGCCACCCGCCGTCTGTCGGTCAAACTGACTGCGGATTTTACGGTTTCGCAACTCATACAAGGCCGTCTCGCAACGGGGTATAAACAGATTGCACGGAGCCATCGCTTCCACCAGCCGACCGGCCGCCTCACTGCCGATAATCTCCTCCAAGTACGCAACACGGGATTGACTGTTTTTCGTATAACCCTGCCGCAACGGATAAGTCGTACCGCCCATCAGGCGCACCAACTCCAGCGTTTCATTAAACCCGATGACCGTAATCAACGCCTGTACACTATCAGGAAGCAGATGCTTGACCGCGCCAAAATCTGCCGTCTCATACATCACACAGCCCCTTTCTTACGGCGGTTCGCCGCAATCTGCAACGCCGCCACCAGCTTGTGCATATTGCCGTCGGACAACCATTCCACACGGTCAACCTTAAACATCTTTTTCGCCGTACCGTGCGCATAATTCCAGCTCCAGCCGTTATCCAGCAGCAGGGCTTCAATTTTACGCATCATCGGGTCGGCAGAGCTTCGGCGGTTCGGGCGACGGCCTGCCGTCTTTTTCGGCGTAAACCCATGTTGTCGCAAATCCTCGACCACGCGCTCCAGCTCAGGGATGCTGCACTCGGTACACGACCGCTTGCCCGTCACGCTCTCCAACACCGCGCGATAGGTACCGTCATCCAAGCCCAGCTCCTTTTGAGCAATCTTAATTTTCGCAATCAACGCTCGGCGCATTATCTCTCCAATACAATATATAGTATAAATTAGCGAATATTATACCAATAAAATACAATATATAGTATTAAGTTATTATTTTTTTAGGAATAAACAGACATAAAAAAGGCTGTCTGAAAAATTCAGACAGCCAAAATTTCAAAACCTTATTAACGGCCGCAAATACGTTTTGA